CTCGGCCAGAAGAGCCGGGGGATCAAGGAGAGCAAGGCGGGCACAAGCTACAACTTCGGCATGTGCCGCCAGGCGGCCACAACGGGTATCCCCTCCATCCTCGGCGAATATGCGTTTGTAGACAACGCAAAGGATCAGGCGAAGATCAATACGGATGCGAAGCTCAAGGCAATCGGTGAGGCGTATGCGAAGGCGGCGGTCAGCTATCTCGGCCTGAAGAAAAAGGCAGAGCCCTCAAAGCACTCCCCGGGCGGCGGCTCTGGTGTTATCACTGTAGGCAGCACGGTCAAAGTCTCTGGCGCAAAGTATGCCACCGGCCAGACGATCCCCGGCTGGGTCAAATCCACCACGCATAAGGTGTCGGAGATCAGCGGCGATCGGGCGCTGCTTGGCCGCGACGGTGGGATTTGCAGCTGGGTGTATCTCAAAGACATCACGCTGGTATCCGGGGGCGTTGCGAAGCCCATTGAAGTCGGCTGCCAGGTCACGATCAACAAGGGAGCGGTATATGGCGGCTTGACCTCCGCGCGGGGCAGTAAGGTACCTGCCGCTCAGCTGGCCCCCAAAAAACATACGGTCAGCAAAATCCAGGCGAATAAAGGCGTTCGGGAGGCGCTGCTCAAGGAGATCATGTCCTGGGTGGCGGTATCCTCCCTGACGCGGGTATAAGGCGGTGGAGCAATGGAGCCGGTTGTTACAGAGCTTTGCGCAGAGCGCCGCCGCACAATCGACGAGCGCTTTGCGCGCGACCTGAAAGATATCGACGACTGCAAGGCGCGGCTGAAAAAAATCGAAGAATTGACCATCCAGATGGCGGAACTGGTGAAAACGAGCCAGGAGGCAAACCAAAAAGCGCTGGACGATCATAATGATCGGCTAACGGCGCTTGAACACCGCCCGTCCATGTGGTGGGATAAGCTGCTGTCGGCTGGGATCTCCGCAGGTGTGGCGGCGTTAATCAGTCTGATCGCATCCGTGATTGTGAGGTGAAAACGATGCGTATATGGGTAAGCGTTGCGGCGCTTGTCAATGCAATCGCCCTGGGATTGTTGGCATTGTCAACGTACATACCGGGGCTGTGGGTCTAATTATAAAGCCCTCCGTCGAGTGGCGGAGGGCAGAAATTAAAAATTGGAGGAATAAATTATGGATTTTGGAAAAGCGATTGAGGCAATGAGAATGGGCAAAAAAGTAGCCCGCAAAGGCTGGAATGGCAAGAATCAGTACATCCAGCTTGCTACCGGAATTTCGTACAAGACTACAATCGGCGAAATTGTGAACTGTGAGCATGAGGCAATCGGAAATAAGGCAATCGCCTTTGTTGGTACAAGCGGCGTACAGATGGGGTGGCTTGCATCTCAATCTGATATGCTTGCCGACGATTGGATGATCGTAGATTAATTTTAAAAGCCCTCCGCCGTTCGACGGAGGGCAGAAATTATATTTTGGAGGAATTATCATGAATATTAACTGGAAAGTCCGTCTGAAAAATCCGACCTTTTGGGCGCAGATCATCATTGCCGTCATCAGCCCGATCTTAGTCGGCCTGGGCGCACAGTGGCAGGATATGACGACCTGGGCGGCGCTGTGGGATGCCCTGCGTAACGCGGTGAACAACCCTGTGATTGTAGTGTCTGTCATTGGCTCTGTGTGGGCGTGTATTACCGATCCCACGACGAAGGGGACGGCGGATAGCGAACTGGCCATGTCATACGATGTGCCGAAGGCGGACACGGCAGAAGAAACCGAATAAAAAATGAGCGTAAACAAGAATGAATTGGTCCAGTGGATCGGCCAACTGGAAACCCTGAAAGGCGACGTCCCGGAGATCATGGGGAAGATCGCCGTCGGCGAAGGAGTCTACGCCGTAAAACAGGCCCGCCGAATCTGCACCGACGACATGAGTGAGCCGAAGCGGCAGAAGACCGGGGTCGTGAATACCGGGGCCTACCGCCGGAATTGGAAGGCCGATAAGACCGCTAGACGGAGCGGGCGGAAGTTCATCGTCCGGTTTTACAACGGCCTGGACTATGCGAGTCATCTTGAATACGGCTTCCGGAGTCACTTTGTCCCCGGTCACTGGGAAGGCCATACCTTCGTCTACAACCGGGACGACCCGGAAGGCGGAATGTTCGTCGGCCCGAAGGGCGGCTACGTCCGGGGACACTTCACCATGAAGCGTGCCGCAAAGAAGACAAAAGACACCCAACAGGCCAGAGTGTCCAGGAAGATCACGCGGGAAATCAACAAACTACTGAAATGATAAAGGCGGACAGGGCCTCCTGTCCGCCTTTTTTCTCTTTTGCGACCGTTAAAGCGTTATACTTCCATCATCATTCACGGCGTCTCCCACCCGTTTCTGTGCCAGAAAATCCAACACAAGAGCCGACTTTTCCACCTTCTCCGCCTTCTTCCTGGCGTCATTCGCGAAACGAATGTTGTGAAGGTCGCGATTGTTCCAACTTGTGTCCAGTACAAAGCTTTTCAATTCGCCGGGAGAGCGCGGGGAAATATAGGAAACCACGAAAAGGCCGACAACCTTTTCCTTCTTTTTACTTCCTACGCCGCTTAATCCACCGAGGACCAAGCCGGCAGGACCGAACAGGAACCCACCAACGACTCCACGGCCGACCACGCTTTTCCCGGCTTCCACAAGTTCCTTTTCCGTAACACAACCACATTCCACAATGTTCTTTAATGGGATTTTATAGGTTTGGATCACCTTGTTCTTCAAGGCTCCGAGTGTGATTTGGGACAGGATCAGGTCTTCCTTGTCAATGTCAACTTCAAAGAGTTCGGAGGACGGAGCGTCCGGAAGGCCGCCCCTGTAAACCATGATCGTTTTCATAAAATAACTCCTTTCAACCCTGTTTATGGTTCATGTTAATAACATCATATCACAATTTATGGTAACGTCAAATAGAATATTGATAGCATAAAAATCTACTGTATCTTTGCCCGTATCACGATTGATAAAAACCACTTTCGTCCTGATGTCCGACAGTTGACTTGCATTCTGACTTGCATTATTTCAAGATAATCCGATATTTTTCACGACAATACGTAATACAAAGAAAAATAAAAACCACGCAGCAAAGGCGACAAACCTTGTAACTACGTGGTTTTTTTATGGTGGACACGAACGGACTCGAACCGTTGACCTCTCGCGTGTGAGGCGATTAATATATTGCTCGTTTTTGCTTTAACTACGTTATTTTTAATCTCATTTGACTTGCATCTGACTTGCATAGTCTAAGTAAGCATTAAGCTTATCGACCGACTTGGTCTTAAATTTTGCGTCCAGATGCGTATAAATGCCGAGGGTTGTCTTGATATCCGTATGACCAAGGAGCTCTTTTGCAGTCAAAACATCTACGCCTGCCATATAAAGCATTGTAGCATATGTGTGCCGCAGCCAATGTGCCGTAAACCGTGGGATCGTAATTATGCTTGGATCGGAAATGCTGGGGTGCCCGTATAGCTTGTTTATTGTACACAGATAGTCATCCCACATCCTGCGCCAAGAACAATCCGGCATAAGTTTTCCAGTGGCAGAAGGAAAAACAAGCAAACTATACCTTGACTGCTTGGAGAGATACGATGCAAGCACATCTGGGATTGATACCACGCGCATCCCTGCATCCGTTTTAGTGGATGCCTTGACGTTGGGAACGCCATTGCGGTACTCTACTGCCTTATTAATGGTAATTGTTAGTTTGTCAAGGTCAACGTCTGACCAAGTAAGCGCCAGCAACTCCCCGCGACGTAGCCCGGCATACATCATAATCATGGCGCCTAGCTGCATTCTGTGGGGTGTATTCAGGATCCATCCCTGTTCCTCTTCTGTAAGCGCTCGCCTGTGCTCCTGTGGAGCGCTTTTTGGGATAATGACCGCATCCGCCGGGTTATAATCCAAAACACGGTTCGTGGTCGCCAATCGAAAAATTTGCGAGGCTGTGATTTTTACGTCGCCCAAGGTCTTTTTTGCGGTTGGCTTGCCAGTGTGCGGATTTTCAGCAGAGAGGCTGTCAATTATATCCTGAATTTCATAAGTCTTGATATCCGATATTTTTTTCTCAAAAAGTGTCGACAAGTGTTTCAGATACCCGTTATAAGATTGACGCTGCGAGAAGGAAATGTCGGATTCTTTGTATTTTAGCCACCTCTGCGCCCAGTCTCCGAACGTGTCGCGCTCCGCCGTCACGTCGATCCCCTTGCGCAAAGCAAGCTTAACCTGTAGGGCCGCTTCGTCGGCCTCTTTTTGTGTGTTGCCGTACACGGTTTTATATTTTCGTTTACCATCCACCATCCCCAGATATACCTGCACGGCGATCCTTCCATCTGCACGGCGCTTATTTTGCTTTCGAGGCATTTCATCACTCCCAAATTATATATTTAATAATTATGCAAAGATAACCTATGATAAAATAGCCCTCCCTTCTATATAACGAAAAAAATCGTCAGATGTTGCACTTGATTGCGAAAAAACTTTTTAATTTTGTTGATTTCTCTGTTTTGCATAAATTTCTGCTAAAATCTTCTACGGCCAAAAATCATAAAAATGCGCCTTGTATGGCTATAACCATACCACGGGCAAAACAGCTATGGTAAAATTTATGTGTGGTAATCATCCACGTTTTTTACATGTTGCCCCAACCATCGGCAATAATAACGCAGGGTGATTGTTACGGACGAATTAATTATACTTGGGGAGCAAATTAAAAAACTTAGGACTGACAGAGGATATACAATCAGGACGTTGGCTGCTGTAACACGCATCGACAAAATGCAGATCGTAAAAATTGAAGCCGGAAGAGTGGATGTTAGGTTTACTACATTATGTCGATTGGCGTTAGCCCTGAATGTCACACTACATGAACTAATACCAATTACAGACAACCCCTTGGTCTCAATTGACAAAGCACGAGAGGAGTGATAATATATAAGCGAACGAATGTTCTGGAACGAGGGCAAAAAGAATAAGGCAGCTTGCACTTTGGACGGCGCGGCTGCCTTACTCCGATAAAGGGGACGCATAGCGTCTCCGCACCCTCATTATACAGCAGACGGTGGTTAAATGCAATGCGCCGTTTTGAGGCGTGTGTCTATTATTAGGAGGGTTAAAAATGAAGGAAACATACATAGAGCAATTAGCGCATCATATAGGAGAGAAGCAAAATAGAAAAAGCATTACCGATTTACTACGACTGTCTGAAATAACTGTCCAAGAAGTCAACGAACGCCTTGCAAACTTTGAATTGTTCGTGAGTGAGATCCCCTCCTTGAGTGATATAACCGGAGCGCTCAAAAAAAGCGGTTAACAATTGAACACGCTCTTTGAAATCCGCCTCTGATTCTGGTTCAACCAGATCAGGGGATTTTTTTGTTTCCCCATTAAGTTCTTCTAAAGACACATTTAATCCACGTGAAAGCTTGAAAGCAACTTCTAACGCAACGCTTTTTTGCTTTCTGGTTATAATTCCTCTCACAGTAGAATCAGGCAATCCGCATAGTTTGGAAGTTTCAGCTACAGTTAATTGTTTTTCGTCCATTATAGATTGAAGTATTTCGCAAATTGGTTTTGACATACAATCGCCTCCATGACTTATTATAACATTAAAATCACGCAATGCAAGATTTTTTTCAAAAAAACAGTTGACTTTTTCGCGCAATGCACTATAATTAAGACAATGAATCACGCAACGCGTGATATAAGGAGGTGTAAATATGGCTTTTCAAAATGGTATTGCTTTCAAAAATTTACGATCCGAAATGGGCGCAAGAGGGATCACAATTTTGGAGATTGCAAGCGAGATTGGAATGAACAGAGATACTCTTGCAAGAAAACTGGCAAGAAAGACTCCATTAAATTTAGATGAGGCTTTCAAAATCTCAAAAACATTCTTCCCAGACCGCCCTATCGAGTTTATTTTTTTGGAAGCGTTTGAAGACCTCACGTCAAAAGCATCTTAAAACAAGTGAAAGAGGGAGGCGAAAGTCATGAACCGAACAACTCCATTTAAAAATTGGAATACCGTCCCGTTGTTGTTCGGGTTGCACACTGCGGCTGTTGTGTTTGACACAACGGAAGAAACGCTGAAAAGACTGGCAGCGAAAGGAGAAGTTCCCGCAAAAAAGATGGGCGGGAAATGGATGTTTGAAAAAACGCGGGTGATGGAGTATTTCGGCATTAAGTCAACTGACAGCGAAAGGATCCGAGACTTGGAAAAGGAGGTTGACTATTTACGCCGGATCATCTGCGAATCAATTGAAAGGAGAGACACAGCATGAAGGCACATGCAATGAACAGTGTTGCACCAATGTCGTTTATCGTCGCGGACTATGCCGGCGTCAGTATGAGCAATTGAGAGAAACAGAGCGTCAGAAACAGGAAGCCATAGAAGCTGAGAACGACGCAATCTTGCGGGAAATGTTTCGTAAGGCTGCTTGGCGAGAACATTTGCCTCCAGTTGTACATACCTCACAGGAAGAGCTTGACGTGAAACGTTATAAACATGGCCAAATAGTGGCGTGTATGAAACCGCCCGTGTAATGAATACCCTTACAGCAAACCGCCAAAACCAAAAAGCTACACACCTGAATTGACAGTGAAAGAGGAGAACACCTATGAAACAATATAAAATAACAATCACCAACGGCGATTACCCGCTGTCCTGCACCTGCGACACAATAGCGGATGCTTTTGAATGCCTGCGGTCAGCTGCATCCTGGTCTTGCGGGAAGGTCTGCTTCGAGCCGGACGATCTGATGGATAGCCTCGTACAGATGCGCAGAAAAGAAATGTTAGAGGTTGAATACAGAGGTTGCGTGATCACCGCACCTGAGGAGGAGGATTGATGCCCATCTGGTTAGAGGCCGTCCTCGGGTTACTAGCCATCACCCCTTGCGTCGCAGCGTGCTGGCGAGAGGATGCGCTGGTCGCGTGGGAGGATAAAGTGCGAAGGAGGTGGAGGCAGCGAAAAGAGAGATCAAGATAGGCGACCACGTCCGCGGGACCGCAGGCAGCCAGGGATACTACACGCAGCCTGGCGAACTGCTGGAGGCCGTTGTAACTGATCTCAACCCGGATGGAGATGTCTGGATACGTGTCATCAGGCACACAAAATTTGACGCGGAGAAAATGCCAGAATTTGAAGTGTCGGCTGGAGAAATCGAATTGATTGAAGAGGAAGGAGGATAATGGTGAAACACGTTGTCTTGTATAGTGGCGGTCACAGCTCCGCGTTAGCCGCTATAGAAACCGTCAGACGGTACGGCGCGGAAAACACAATACTGCTGAATCACGACATTAATCCGCGCACAGAGGATGCGGATATCAAGCGGTTTAAGCGGGAAGTCGCAGAATACCTTGGCCTGCCAATCGCATACGCCAACATGGCGGACGTGAGCCAAAAAGATCATTTTGACGTGTGCGTCGAACAAAAGGCGTTTAAGTACGGGATGCAATCATCT